TAGCCATTAATTAAATCCTCCTGAACCTTCTATACTAAAACTCCATGAAATACTGAAAGCTCTTGCAGATGTTTGTCCTTCTGCGTCTGTTGCAGTAACTGTAAAATTATCAGTTGCAGCACTTGTATGTGCAGTTTGAGTTCCAGTTATTGTTGCTGAACCTACACCTGATGTAAATGTTAATCCAGCAGTAACAGAACCTGTTGTAACTGCAAAAGATGTAGCATCTGTGCAAGTTAAAGTTATTGTAGAAATTGCTGCACCACCTGCTAAAGTTCCTAAACTTCCTGCTGCTGTAACCCATTCTGGTTCATCAGAAACAGTTAGTAAAGCAGTTGAACTTCTAACAGCATTACCATCATTATTTTCTACTCTTAAATAATATGTGCCATCTGTTGGTAATGTAAAGGTTGCACTTATTGAAGTTGCACTTGTGTAAGTTATACTATCTGCATTTACAATAGCTCCAGTAGAATTAATCGCCTGAACTTGAGGAACACTTATAAAATTAGTTCCAGTTATTGTAACTGCAGTTGCAGCATTTGTAATTACACTTGGTGATATAGAAGTTATTGTAGGTTTTGTTTCTCCTACAGTAACACTACCACCTAAGCTAACAGGTGAACTATTAATTGTAATAGAACTATTAGCTAATTTTGCATTTGTAATTGCACTATCAGGTATCTTTGCAACTGTTACTGCACTATCTGCTATTCCACCTGAAGTTACTTTTGTTTGTGCCATAATTATCTCGCTGTTGCACAATTATTATTTGTGCCTACTATTGTTTGTCCAAATGCCATATAGATATAACTTCTTCCATCACCATTTAAATGTCCACCACTACTTCTCCATTTAAATCCATTAGAAAGAATATCAATTTCGTCAGAAGTGTTCTCTACAGTAGTTTCATTAGGCATTAATCTGTAGTTTTCTACGTTATAACCTGCTCTTTTATTATCCCATAATAACCAAGGTTCAGCATGAGTTTCACATTTGACAAGTATCCAAGCTGGTTTAAATCCTGTATAAATAAATTGACCATTACTTGACCCATCCCCAGTATATTTTCCCATTCTTGAAAACCCAGATTTTTCTGCAAAACAATAAGCTACAATTGGACTATCTCCTCCACTTCCATTAGTTGCTCCTGTACTTCCTAAAGTAAAGTTTACACTATCAGGTTCAGTATCGTTCCATCTATTCGTATTGGTATTAACACTTCCATCAGAATCTAAAAGCATATATTTACCTGCTCCATTACTTACATGATAAACATTCCAAGCATTTGCACCACCTAAAGTTTTTACAAATATCATTTTAGGAACTGCTCCTAGACCATGAGGTACTTTAGCACCCGCAGTATCATTTCCAGTATATTTAATTATAGAAATTCCACTCGTTTGATTAAATGAATAAGCTGATGGTGTAATCGTTGTTGAACCATTCGTTGCTATTCCTGTCGTTGTACCTGCTTTCCAGTTCCAACTTCTATAAACATAATTTGAATCATTAAGATAACCATTTGCTCCTATAGCAAAACCATCAGAATTAAATGAAGTTATACCATCAGCTTTTGTTTCCTCTGCAGTATTATCATTTTGTCTAAGCCATTTAGTAGAACCTCTTACAGAATCTAAACTACCCCAAGGTGTTGTATCATTAATTGCTTTAACCCATGTTAAATCAGGTTGTAATCCTACTCCTGAAATAGTTTGTGTAGAATCATTACCACTCCATTGAACACTTGTATTATAATAATCTGTACTTTTATTAATTGTTGTAAATGCCATTATTCGTTTAATCCTTTTGTTGAAAGAGCTGTGTACCCAGTTGGTACATCATATTCAAATTTTCCTATGCCTGATGTGTTAGTTCCTTCTGAAGAAATTGCAGTTGTTCCAAAGTAACCATTACCAAAATTAGCTTGAATGTGTGCATATCCATTTGTGTCCATTTCTGCAAATATAAATACTAAATCCTTTGCGGCTGTGTACCAATCTAAACTACTTAAATCTACTGCACCAGTTTTAGAACTTCCTGATGTTGGGTCACTTGAATTTCCCCAAGTTCCATTTTTACCAAAATAAATAGCTCCATTACCTCCATCAAAAGCTACTTGAAAAATATCACCATCACCAAAATCTGAACCACCAAAGTAAGCTGTTTCTGAACCATAAGTTGCATAACTACCATTTTTCATAATTACAGCCGCACCTGCATAACTACTTGTACATATATTAGTATTAGCTCTTATTGCTTCTATTCCTTTTTCTGTATCTGCTATTCCTACAGCTTCTTTATTATTTGTTGGGGTAGTCTTTTTAAATTCTGCATAGAATTTTCCTGATTTAGGAAATGCTAGAGTTGATACTGCATTAGCATATCTTCCATCATTTTGTCCTTCTATATCTGTATTACCAGCTTCAAAAATAGGTGGATTAGGATTATAGACTAAAGGATTCCAAGTTGCAAAAATATTTGAAGGACTATCTTGTGATTGATAACCATCTCCGCCTAAAGTGAAATCTAAATTACTACTTCTATCAGAAGTTTTATAATCATAACCAGGATAAGTTGAATTTTGGAATGTAAGCATCCAACCTGTAGTTCCCCAAGTATTTGAACCTGAAGTGACAGCAGTTCTAATTTCTCCATCTGATTTTGGCTTCCACTCACCTGTTGTAGCATCTGTAGAACCGAAATTACTTGCAGCTAAAGATTGTCCATCTACCTTAACTACCTGTGCCATATATCCATTGAAATATGTACTAGCATCATATTTACCAACTCTAGGATTATAAGTTCCTGAACTTCCTTTACTAACAGCTAGGTCAGTATTATCTTGTGCTGGTAAAGTTGAAGAATCCCATACAGTTTCTGCAACTCCATTTACCCAAACTCTAAATCTGTCTGATGCTGATGATTGAGCTGCATCATAAGCAAATACTAGATGATACCAAGAACTCATATCTCTAAACACTCTAGTAGTAATATAAACGAAATTGTTTGAACCAGCATCTTTATTTTGAATTTCTAATTTATCTGCACTTGTAAATCCTAATTTAAAGAAATCAGTTGAACTACCTTTTTCAGAATAAAACGCTTGGTCGTCTGCTGTATTACTTCTCTTTAACCAAAAAGAGAAAGTCCAAACTCCTCTATTTCCTGCTGATACTGTTGTATGTTCTAATGCTGTATTTGCCATAATAAAATCCTATGCGAATGTAAATCCTTGTGCCAGACCATGTGAAATTGTAATACTAAATTCTCTGTCTGCGGTTTGAGCTTCTGCATCTGTTGCTCTGATTGTAAAGGTATAAGTTGTTGTTGCTGATGAACCAGTTTCAGTTCCAGAAATTACTCCTGTACTAGAATTAATTGTAACTCCACCTGGAAAACTTCCAGATTGTTTAGCATAACTTGTAGCATCTGTAGCAGCTACAGTAAAGTTTACTGAACCTCCACCAGCTACTGAACCTAAACTTCCTGCAGCAGTTGTCCAAGCTGGAGCATCTGATACAGTTAATAAAGCTGTGGAACTTCTAACTGCGTTTCCATCATTATTTTCAATTCTTATATAATAAGTTCCATCAACTGATAATGTTGCATTAATTGTTAAAGAAGATGAATTATTAAATGTAACACTATCGGCTGTTGTTATAGCACCAGTAGAAGCATTAATTAAATCTACATAAGGTACTGATTCATAATTTGTTCCTGTAATTGTAATTGATGTTTGAGTATTATCTATAACTGTAGGACTAATAGAAGATATAGTTGGTTTAGTTTCTCCAACTGTAACTGAACCTCCTAAAGAAACTGCAGAACCATTAATAGTTATTGAACTATTTGCAAGTTTAGTATTACCTATAGCTGCTGAAGCATTAATATCACTATCAACAATAGCACCTGCTACAATCTTTGCAGAAGTAATTGCATCATCTGCAATCTTTGCAGTTGTAACATTTGCATCTGTAACCTTAGCTGTAGTAACAGCATCACTAGCTAACTTACCAGATGTAATTATTCCATCTGTAATATCACTAGATGTTAATGCTGCGTTAGCAGGTTTTCTGCCGACATATGCCATAAGTAATTATCCTTTAATATTATGCTGAGATAGTATCTACAACACTTGTAATAATATCAACTGAAGAAGCTGCTGAAGCATATGCTTTAACTGCATCTCCACTCATTAATACAACTTTTGAACCACCATCAATTAATTCTAAACTTCCGCCTGTTGGGATGGGAGCTGATTTAATTATATGGTAATCATTAGAACTGTTCTCTACATAAACAGTAACATCAACTGATGAACCTGAAGTATTAGTACATCTTATACCAATAATTGCATCATCAGAATCTGCTGCTGCTCTTAATGTTGTAGGTGAGCCAGAGTTGTTTGATATGTTTTGTTGTAATGTTCTCTCAAAATCTTGAGCCATGATTTTATCCTAATTATACAAATTTCTTGCCATATTGTCAACCGAACACTATAGGGCAATTGCCATAGCTACCGCAAAACCATTAGATGCTTTAGCATCAATCTGAGTTTGTATAGCTGAACTAACACCATTTAAATAACCAAATTCAGTATTATCTACTGAACCATCCCCAACTAGGTTGGCATTTAACCTATTGGAAGAATCTATTGTAGCTTGTTTAGCATCTAATTGTGTTTGTGCATTAGATGATAAGCTATTAATATATTGAAATTCTGTACTTGTAACTGTACCATCTGCTATTTTCGTAGCATCTATTCCAGATGATAATGTTGTAACTCCATCTTTATCAGAAGTTATTGCACCACTTATTGCTTTATTTTTCCATACACTTGCTGCATTATCATAAATAAAATAATTAGCATCTGCCAAACTAGCAAGTGTGACATCTGTCATTTCACCTAGTTGGTCTCTTGATGCTGTTGAATTATCTACATAAGCTGTAGTTGCAAGTTTAGTTGAATTATCTCCTGCTGATTGTGTAGGAGCTGTCGGATTTCCAGTTAAAGCTGGAGAAGCTAAAGGTGCTTTTAAATCTATTTGGTCTTGAGCATTTGAACTTAAACTATTTATATATTGAAACTCAGTACTTGTTACACTACCATCTGCAATTTTAGTTGCATCAATAGCAGCACTTGCTTTAATATTTGCATCTTCAATATTTGTAATACTATTACCAGTACCATCTGCATCTATTGTTTTATTTGTAAATGTAGTTGTACTTGAATCATAAACATCTGCATTTAAAGTTACTGAACCAGTAGTTCCACCACCAGATAAACCTGTACCAGCAACAACTGCAGTAATATCTCCAGTTGGTATTGTAGCTACTTGAGTATCTACATATGCTTTAATAGATTGCTGAGACGCAACTGCTGTTGCAGAATCAGAACTCATAGTATCTTCATCTTTAAAAGCTGTACCACTAATTGCTGTATTAATTACTGGGCTTGTTAAAGTAGGAGATGTTAATGTTTTATTTGTTAGAGTATCAGTAGTTGCTCTTCCAACTAATGTATCTGTAGAGGTAGGTAATGTTACTGTTCCAGTATTTGAAATACTAGAAATGATTGGAGTTGTTAAAGTTTTGTTTGTAAGAGTTTGTGAACCTGTTAATGTTGCAACTGTAGAATCAATTGCAAATGTCATTGTCTGAGCAGAACCTGTAGTATCAATACCAGTTCCACCAGTTAATGTAAGTGATTGAGAATCTAAATCAATTGATTGTGCTCCACCACTATCACCAGAAAAATCTAAATCAGCACCACCAACTTGAGCATCAACATAAGTTTTAATTGCTTTAGCTGAAGCTATTGTATCATCACTTGAAGAAACAGAAGTTAAATCTGTATCTACATCTGTAATTGCTGTAGCACTTCCAATAACTAATCCATCTAAAGTTACATTACCATCAAAGTATGCATCTTTAAATTCTAAAGAAGAAGTACCTAAATCAATATCATTATCTGTAATTGGAACGATTGCTCCATCTTGAATTCTTAATTGTTCTACTGCTGAACTAGAAACATCTACATAAAATTCTATATGATTATTAGTTGAATCAACTAAAATTTTATTTAAAGGAGTTACTAAACCTGAATCTCCGAGAATAGAAATAACTGGACCTTCGGCTGCTGTACCATCATGTTTGTGTCCAGTTGTATTTACGAATGCTGCTAAAAGTTGATTATACTCATTATTAAATAATGAGGCATCAATTGTATTTCCATCAGCAATTGTACTTTGTCGTGTATAACCTGCCATATTATTATCTTCTTCCTCCTGCTATAAATGATACGAACATTCCATTTACAGAATATCCAGCATCAGTATCATCAGTAAAGAATCTAAAACTATTTGTAAATCCACTACCTGTTACTAAAACACTCTTACTTGGTAATGTTGTTGCACCAAATACAGATGAACCAAATTGAGAAGTAGCTGCTCCAAATAAAGATGAACTACTTAAATTACCTACAGAAAATTCTCCAGGTTGGGGTACATCTGTTGAATCAAAATCATATCTGATTCTTAGTTTTAAATTATTTTGTGTTCCTTCTGGTGAGATATTTGCTTTAACTTTATATAAACTTTTTCTTAATCCACCATCTCCATAATCCATATCTGGAGTTTGAAATCTTGCATTAATATTTGAAGTATCAAAATTATTTCCACTATCTAATTGATAGATATAACCAGTTTCATTTGAACCAAATTTAACTTCTTCATTAGAACTATTTAAATCAGAAGCACAATGTTTAATTTCCATACCTTTAGATTCAGCCCATTCAAATGCAGGAATTCCATTTTCATCAAATTTAAATGTTCCTATAATTCCCATTTGACTTGATTTAGCTTGTCCTGAATTATGATAGAATAATCTATATTGACTTCGTTCTCTTATAACCATACTTGATAAAGTATAACTTGCTATATTATCTAGTATGTCATTAATTCTAGGGAGAATTTTTCTACTTACAGAACCAATTTCAACGTCAGCGATTCTGGCTGTACCAGCAACTGTTCTTAAACCATCAGGTGCTAGAAAGATTAAATCTCCACCAATCTCTTGGATAGTGTTTCCATCTACACATCCTATATTCTTTGTTATAGATTTAAGTATAGGGGTAGAATCAAGACTTGTCAACTCATAAATACTATTTTTACAAAATATAACTAAAGTATTTCTAAAGACTTTAATCCCTGTAATCACATCTCCAACATCAATTGCACCTGAACCACTTGCTTCAAAATCATAAGGTTTTAAGCGGCTACTATAAGCTACTGTACTTGTTGAAGCTGTTTGTCCTGATACAACTAATCTTTCAGCATAGATAGTATTTCTTTTAGGATTAGTTGGAGCTGACCTTTCTAACTCTTCAAAGTGATAAGTATAAACACTACCTGATTTAGTGATTTGTAATTCAGCTATTTTATTAGTTGAATCACAGATATATAAAGTTCCAAAACCACCTTCAGATTCATAATTACTAAATTGAGTATTAGTTTGATTAGCTCTTGAAATTACTGTTGCACTAGATAAATCAGCAACAAGCATTCCACTTTTATAAATGTCTTGACCACTAGCAGTAGAAACAACGTCTATATCTACTGTTAGATTAGTATTATCTGTTATAGATAAAACTCTATAATTAATACTATTAATTCTTATTCTATCATCTACAGCTAATTCAGTTGTAAAAGATGTTCCAGTTCCAACAACTGCTGCTGAACTTGCAGTTACTGCAACTGTACCTGTAATAGCTTTATAAGTATCTTTATTAACTTGAGTCCAAGTTATACCATCAAGACTAAAATAAATTCCAGTACCTTGACATACTACAACTCCATCTGCATAAGGATTTAATCCTACGATAGCATCTGTAGAAGTTCCACTTGGTGTAGTTGCACTTCCAGCACCCCACTTAGTATATCCATTAATTCGTCTATAACCACCTGTTGTAGATGATTCAAAATTTTCTAATATAGTTGCAGCTCCAGGTGTTCTAAATAATGCATGACTACTAGATACTAAATCTAAACCTCCTGCAACTGTAATGGAAGCTCCTTGTGTTGGCATTTATTTTCCTATGGTAATAAATATGTAAATCTTACATCAGACATATAAGATGGTTGTGGAGAATTTAAAGCATCAGCCATAGCTTGTAATCCTTTTTTATACTCATCTAATGCTAATTGAGATTGTGCAATATTGTCTTTAAATTGATATATGTAATATCGTGCTCTTGCTAATAAAACAGGTTTGTATTGTTCTGGAAATAAAACTTTATCTGTATCTGCTGATAATGCAGTTGGTCTGTTATAAGCAAAGAAATGAATTTTGTAAGCTTTGTCAGGAATTGGTGAAAGACCGAATCTTCTACCATCTGAACTTCTAAGTACTCTTAATGGAGCACCATAAACTGGACTAGCTGCTGTTGCATCTTGTTCTTCAGCTTTTGCATAACTACTTCTCCAAGCTGTTAGAGTTGTAAATGCTAGTTTATTAATTGTATAAGGAGCAGTTTCTCCTGATACATTTTGTGTAGACAAAGTAAACATATCCCAGTTTACTGAATCAAAATCAGAATCTATATCTGCAGAACCTGTTTTTAATAAATACCATCTTTGACCTCTAACACAATCAACAATTGTATTACCATAATATGGTTCATCAGGTACATCTGTACTTAACCAAGACCAATCATCAACAGCATCTACTATATCAAAGTAAGCTCTGTTTACACAATTAGCAACTTGTTTTTGTACACCTACTGCACCAGAAATTGCTGTTAGTTCAGGTTCATTAATTTCAACTAACAATTCGTTAGTCATAGCTAGATAGGTCTTTGCCATTTTAAAAATTCCTTTATGGATTAAGTAGCGATAATAATTATAACTATAACAACTGCTACACCAATAACCACTTTTTTGTGGTCGGTCCATAGATGTTTAATTTGTTCTTTTATATTTTCCATTGTTAATCCTTTGTTAGTTTGTTGACAGGCGAGATATTTCACTCGCCTATCAAGTTAGTTAGTATTAGTCAGCAACGTAAATTATTTTGCCTACTATGTCTGTTCTAAGTACTTTTCTTCCGAATACCATAAGACCTCTTACGATATCAGCGAAAGTTGAAGTGCTTCTTAAAGACTCAACTATTTTTAGGTTTTGTGCACAAGATACTGCACTCATCTGTCCAAATAAAGCTTCTGGAGCAGTTGCAGAACCTGCAGGTGTTGCACCAGATAAATCGTTAGTTGGTAGATTGTTAGACTTGTACATTTGGAAACCTCTTACTAGACCAGATGCTACTAGACCATTTCTTAAAGAACCTTGACCAGCATTATAGTCAACTGATAAAAGTTTAGAAGATGTGTTAGCTAGTTCATTATACCACTCAGGAGCACCAACGAACCATCTGCCTTCTTCTGGGCAGTTAGCTTCGTCAAGTGCTTTAGCAGCTAATGACATTTGGTTAAGAGGGTCAACTTCACCAGAAGCATGACCAACATCAATTGGAGTACCAGTAGTACCCATTCCAGACGTAATACCAGCACCTGCTGAAATAGCTGTTAGAACATTACTGTCTAAAGCATCTTTCAGTTTGTATGCTGCATTGTCTGAAGCAACTGATTGGAAATTGATATGAGAAAATCTTTTCTCAATATCATCTAGTTGAAATTGAAAGTATTTAGCTTGGTCTACTACGAGAACAAGCTCGTTGTCTGTTAGTGCTGTGCTAGAAGTTGTTGCACCTCTAGTGTAATCACTTACAGTTATTTGAGGTTCTTGTACTATGTTGACAGTATCTCCAAAGTTTTTGATTTCTCCCATGTAGTCTGTATTGCAGATTGCTTCTGCAGTAGCAGCTTTTCTAAGAGCTATCTGAACTTTTTTAGAATATATTTCAGGTACCCAAAACTGATTAGCTTGAGGAGCTGAAGGAGAATTACCACCAAAGTTAGTAGTTGAACCACCTGCGAAATGTGCCATAATATATGACTCCTTTTCTATTGGTTATTGTTAATAAAACAGCAGAATTATAAATCTATAACTCTACCTTCTCTTTGAGCTATTGCAATTTCTTTTTCTTTTTGCATAAACTCAACATCTGACATTTTAGCAATATCAGACCTTTTATAGATAACTCTGTTTCCAGTTGGTGGTTGAGTTTGTTCGCTAGTTTTAACGAGCAAATCTGCACCAGCTTTAACTTCATTATCCTTTTTAGGTGTTTTATCTAAACCAAGTCCTCGGTCTTTCTTATATAGGTCAACTGCTCTTGCAGCTAATTTGCCATCTGAGTTATTCTCATAAATCCATGCTTTAATTTCCATGGGTTGAGATTCTGCCCAGCTATGAAAATCATCAGATTCTTTAATTGTATTAAAGTCTGGATGAAGTTTTGATAACTCTAATTGGGCTTCTCTTTGAGCTAATGCTTGATTAGCTTTTTTCAAAGAGCTAACTTCTTCCTGCAAATCTTTCATCTCGTTTTGAGATTGCAAGTGAGATACAGTTTCCACAACTCCATATATGTCAGGATAATCTTTTTTGAAAGAGTCTAACTCTTCCTTAGATTTTGGTGGGGTATACTTAGGGCGATTCGCTTTAAGTTGTGACTTAAGGTCATCTTCCTTTGAATTCCACTCACCAAGTTTCCTATCATAATATCGTTTGAGGTCGTCATACCTCTTTTTATAGTCAACTTTAGTATAAGGTTTGGCTTCAACATTTAATGCTGATTCCTGTAAGACCTTATCCGAAGTAGCCGAATCAGCTTCTGTTTTAACTTCTGGGTTGGCTGAATTGCCAGTCGCATAATTAAAACCTGTTTTCTGTTCGGTGTTTGGCATGGCTGGTCCAGTATCTGCGTGAACAAACTCTTTGGGCATTACATCTTCTGTATGCCAAGGTTTCTTACGATTATATGGATTCGCCACAACTTCGTTAGTTTTTCCTTCGTTCTCTTTATTCATAATATCCTCCTTTGGGCTTCTTTTACTGAAGGTAGCAAAAAAAGGTTGATTAATTTGAAACGAAGCTACAAGGGCTTCTATTCCTAGAAGGTAGCTTGTTTATCTAGAGTACCTACTCTAAATTCTGTTATACTATGGTTTCAGCTTCTGCTAATGCAGCAGCATCTTCTTGTTCAACCATACCAGCATCATAAGCTTCTTCAGCTTGTGCCATCATTTTTCTTAATTTGTCAATTCCAATATGTTTCACAGCTTTTGCTGTAAATACAAATTCACCATCTGACAATAATGCTGGGATAGAGTCTGAAGTTCCAGTACCTGGTCCTTCTACTTCTCCATCTTCTGTAAATTCTGTTGCAACCATTTTTGGTAAAATGGCTTCTAATTCTGGATACATTTCTATAGCAGCATCCACAACTGCTTCTTCTTCTTCACTTAACATTGAAGTATCTAAAACACTTTCTGCATCTTCCATAGCTACATCTTCTTCCATAGCTAAATCATCTGCAGCAATCTCATCTTCAATTAATGGCATAGGACCTTCTTCCATTCCTGTTGGAGCCATTAAAGGTTCTTCAACAACTTCTTCTTCAGCAATTACTTCATCACCTTCTGCATAAGCTTTATAATCTTTTCTTCTATCATACTTTTCAGAAAGAGCTGCTGAACCACCAATACTAAATTTTGCTAAAGGTTCTTCTTGAGATATTTGGAAGTTATCCATATAACCACCAAGAGCTTTTTGATTTTTCTTTTGTTCTAATTTTTTTAATGTTTCGTTTTGTTTCTTAGTATTCAAATCTAATTCTTTTCCTTTTTTCAAAGTCTTATATAATTTTGTTTCTGCTTTATTTAATTTAACTAAATGAATTACATCTGAATCATCTGTAGCATCTTCCCAAGAATCTATACTTGGAACATTTTCAGGTTTAATTGGTCCTTTTTTAGCTACATCACCTTTTGAATATCTAGTTCTAGAAGCAGATAAGCTTCTTTGAGGTAAACCTTTTCTAGCAGATTCAGGAGTATTTACATCATAAGGTGTAATACCTGAATCTTTCTTTTCAGTATTTTTAAGATAAGGTGGTAAAGACATTAGTCCACCTGTAGCCATGTTAATGGGTTTTGCCATATTTCTATCCTATATTCGTATTATAACAATAATAACTTAATTAGTCAACACTACTCTTTGACTATTTCTCTTACCTGATTAGGCAGGTTCCTCAACCTGTCCAGAAAAATCCATCTCCCCTGGCATTGGTGCGTTGTCTGCACCGATTGGGATTTCGCCATTTCCAGAGACGTTTGTTCCTGCACCTTCTTGAGGTACTCCTCCATCACCACCCATTGGTCCGAGTTGACCAGGGATAGGAGCTTGAGAGCCATTTCCTTTGTTAGCATTTTGGAATCCTATAATTTTAGCATAAATTTCTGCTTCATCTTTAGAGTTAATTATTTCATCAGGGTCTAAGTCTAGAGAGTATGCTAACTCTTTAACCACCTCTGATATTCTAACAAATGGAGCAATTGCAGGGTTTTGAATAGTTTGTAAGAACATTGTTAGTCTTTGAGAACGAACTTCTTTTCTCATCAAACTAGCACTCCCTGTGGCTTTTATTTCCAAGTCTCCTACGATTGGTAAATCACCTTCATAGAATTGCATATTCCATTGGAACATAGCTTCTCCTAAAGGTTTGATTAAACTATCATCAATATTTTTAATAACTGTTTTTATGTTTAAAGATGCAGCACCCATAAGCATTGACATACCTGATGCTGTTCTTGTCATACTTTGAACTCCTGTTTGTCCATGTGAGTATGATGGTATTCCTGTTGATTCATCTGCTAGTTGTCTGAACTTATCAAACATCTGCATATTTTCTACAGCAGTATTTGGAAACTTAATTCCATATATTGCTTGACCAGGAACTCCTGCTTGTCTTTTAAAGATTTTACCAGGATAAACTTCCATGTTCTGATTATTAACTAAAGCTGATTCATCAATATCAAATACTAAATTACCAGCTAAGTTTAAATTATCAATAGCCATTCTTGCATGACCATTCATAATTTGTTGAGCATCATCCATATTTTCTGGAACACCTATTCCAAAGAAGTTATATGGATTCTTTTCATAAGCAAAAGCTTGGTAAGGTAATCTAAAAGGTTGAAAAGGATTTTCAACTATTCTAATAATTTTACCCATTGAAGTCCAAACATTTACTTGTACTTGAGTTGAATCTTCTATTTCAGGGTCTAATGCTAAACCTTGTTCTCTAGCAGTCATAGCATCTACAGTACCCCAGTATTCTAATACTTCATATCTATTTTTTTCTATATCAGAATAAGAATCTGTTTCTAATTGAATATCTGATTCCCAATATTGTTTATTATAATTAGGACCTAATTCTAAACAAGCTTCAATTTGTTCTTTACTAAAATAAGGTCTATTAATTAAATCTAAGAATTGATGTCTGTTTAATCTATGTCTTTGAATAATAAATTCACATTCATCCATATTTCTTGCATTAGGGTCTGGATACATATCCCATAGACTTACAAATTCAACTCTTGGAACTTTTACAAATTCAGGATGATATTCTCTTGCATTACCATTACCACTTGCTGCATACTTATGTAAAGTTTTATTATAAGTAAATGGACCTTTTAATATTCCTGTTCCTAATAAACAAGATTCAAAGATAGCATTTCTTAAATTAACATTACCATTAGATTCATCTAATTGGTCATGGATTACTTTTTCTAATCTTCTTGCAGCAATTTGTGCTGGTTTAATTTGAGGAAATTCTGGAAGTTTAGCAGGACCTTCTGTTAGTTCTGCTTTTTCCATTTCAGGTTCAAGACTACCTAGAAAACTTTCACTTAAAGAACTAAAGGTAGCTCCTTTAGGTAAAGGTTTTCCATCACCAGGAAATCCTAAATTAGAAGTAGGACTCATAGGTTGACCAGGAATATATTCTAAGTTTCCTTCAACACTAGGAGTTGGTTCCATATTAGCATCACCCATTTGTTCTTTTAATGGGTTCATGTGAGCATATTCAGATATACCTTCTGGAATTTTAGTTTCTTGAATAACTAATGGAAACTTACCCATTCCAAATAAGACATCTATAATTTGTCCATAAGCTGCTAATACTTTTGTTTTAGTAACTTTAACAAATACTCTAGATTTCTCATGTTCAGTAAAATGAACATCTTTATAATATTTACCACGATAGTTATGATAAGCTTGTAACCATCTACTTTCATCATCTTGTCTAGAATCTTTACAAGCAGTAAATTTCTTATCTATCATGGAAACAAGAAGATTTATATCTTCCTGTTTATCATCTTCTTTACTCAATAGGTCTTTTTGCCTTTGAGCTGGTGGTAGTAAAGCCATACGTAAAATACCTCTATACTATATAATAATACACTAATTAACCTCTCTTGTCAACAATCTTCTTGATTTCAATAATGACAGATGTAGGTATTAATGTTGTGTTTGCAATCTCATCAATGGTGCCTTCATCCTTTTCCGATAAAGCATAATCACCAAAAATCCTTGTTATTCCTTTCGTTTGAGATAGAAGATGTCCTTTAGTTATACATGGAGGAAGCTTTGCTTTCTTACAAGCAGCAATACTTTGCCAATTAGAATCTGATACAATATCATACCAATGAACTTCTACTAATGGATACCTATCAATTTCTCTTTTGGCTTTCTTATTGATTTTAACTTTTCTTCGCTTCATAGACTAAAGTGCTTCTTATCTTTCTTTCTTTTAAAATTTTTATTATCTTGAGCTGTCTTAACCTTACCATAAGGTTCAAACTTCCCATTACCTCTAATGGTCTTATCTTTCATCCAAGCAGTCTCTTGGTCTTTAATACCATTGTTATCTGAATATCTATAAAGATTTATTTTAAATACTTGTTCAATATGTTCTTGTTTTATATATTCTTGTAATTCCTCATAAGTCATTATCTCATCATATTGCTCGTTTGTCAACGTATTTCTAAAAGTATATATAGGCATTATAACCATCCAAAGATTTTAAATAAAAGATATATAACAATAAATACAAATAGTAAAAATAAATTTACTTCTTCTGGCATGAACATTAAATTAATACATCCTTTAATTCAAACTCTAATCCTTCTAATTCATCAGGTTTCCCTTTAGGATAAGTAGGATAAACTAAGAACTTCTCACCTGTTTCTTCATTAGTACATCCTGCAACTAACCAATCCCATTTAAAGTTTGTATCTTCCACAAACTCTCTCATAACTTGATAAGTCTGGTCTGGATGTTGACTTACTAATTCAGTACGACATTCATCCATAGTTCTATACCATCCTTTCATTTCAAAATTCTGTTGTGTTATAATTGGGTCTCCACCAATTAAGTAAGCTAATATTAAAATCTTATACATTAATCCTCAATTCTGTTAATTCATTTTTAATGCCCAATGTTCCTTTAATAAAGCTATTGAAAGCTAAACTAATTCTAAGATTATCTCCTTGCTTTGGAGAAACCATATGATGTAGATGGGAAGGAAATATTACAACCTGCCCTGTTTCAACAGGTACAAACCAACTACTAGAATTATATTCATTATACTTATCAGTATTTATTTGAATTTGATTATAATCATTTTTACTAAAATGAATCTTATCATGTTCTTTATCACCATCAAAATAAATAACTCCTGATAGATAAGAATTCGGATGGTTATGAATATGATGATAACCATTTGTTTTAGTATAGTTTAACCAAGACTGTGTTATATAACATTCAACCTTTTGGTTAGGACTAACTATCTTATCTATATAATCTTTTAAAATAACTTCTAATTCTTTTTTTAAATTTTTAAATGCTGCTTGTTCTAATATATAATTATCTTCACTAGAAGTATTACCCATATTAGGAATACATTCTATTTCACTATCCTTAACTAATTGTAATTCTTCTTTAGTAAATGCTCTATCAATATTAGTTTCATAAACAGGAGTTGGAAATAAACTATGTATTTTCATTAGTAACCAAACACAGGGTCAGCAGGTCTCCATTTTTTAATTTGATTCATTTTCTCATAAGCAGTTTGACTTCTAGGTCTAGCCATGATTAAATATCTTAATGCATCATAAGCATGGTCTGATGCTTTAGTATCTACATCTTCAGGTTTGTTAGGGTCTGTAGGTATACCTTGTAATTCTCTAATAAGGTTAGGGCACGTTTTAAATATAATCATTCTAGGTCTACCCTTCTCATTTATTTTTAATTTTTCATGTACTTGTATTTTACCTTGTATTCTATTCTTATCAGCTCTTCTAAGTTTATGTCCAGCTCTCGTTAAGACTTCTCCAACAGTTGGTCCTGTTGTTCCAGTTCTTGCCCAAGCTTGAACATCTAAAACTCCTCTAACAGAAATCTTATCTTCTTTCTCATACTCAAAAATCTTCTTAGCTAAATCTTCTCCTGTTAAACCTTTTTGATATAGTTCTCTATAAATAATTAAGGTTTCATCTGTAGGGTCTACACAACCCCAAATAACAGCAGACTCTGATGCATAACCATAGTCAATTCCTTTTAGTCTTTCCCAATGTTTAGGAAGAGTATAAGGAGCTACACAATGTTTATCATATTCAAATTCTGCAAAAGCTGCACCTTCAGCAACATCCCAATTACCATCTAGGAGTTGTTTCTTTTGTACAGGAGGTAAGGATTCCAACATCTGTTGGTACTTACCATCTTCAGCTAAATAAGGATTATCATCTAATCTAGCTGGAATAAATTTTCTTGAAATCTTATCTTCACCTTTAAAGCTTTCATTAGGAGGTGCTGGGTCTAGATACCTTTTCTTAACCCAACTCCCTCCGACACCTCCAGGGTTTGCTGTGCACCGAATGTAGCATTTTATTTGTTTATTAGTTGTTCTCAATCGTGACTGCAAATATTGAAGTGGGAATTCTGTTGGATACTGAGTTAGTTCGTCAATCCCTATCCAGGTATATGATTGACCTTGGTATCTATACACATCAGCATCTCTATCAAGATAACCGAACTCCAATGTTGCTCCTGAAGGAAATTTCCAAATCTTTTCTACTTCTCTAAACTTAGCACCAATGAATGCTTTAGGATAGAGTTCTCTAGATTTATCAATTAACTCTCGTAGCTCTGGCATGGACTTTCTTAATAACAAAGCTCTATGTTCTTTAATGTGCATGAACCTTAATGGGTCAACAAGCATGGCAAAGGACTTACCACCACCTGCGGCTCCCCCATACAGAACATCCTGCTCTGGTGCAGCTAAGAATTCTGTCTGAGGACCTGTATTAGGTTTGAATACTATTCTATCTTTTTCTTCTTCTAAAAGGTCTTTAACTGACTTAGGTAAAGATTTGTAATGAGCTTCATCCATAACAGTACCAGTCTTACTTTTCTGATTGGTCTCTGCCTTATGGACAACAGCTAAAGCTTCTTTCTTAACCTTTAGTCTAGTTGTTTTATTTTCTAAATTTTTTCTTAGTCTTTGAATCTCTTTTTCTTTTTCCCTAACAGCTTTCCTTGAAGCTATCTTGGCTTTTTGTTCAAAGCTATAATTATACTGTCTCGTCATTTCTACTTAATAATCCTTTAGGTTTTTCTATATTATCTCTATCTATGATTTTCTTTAAACCCATAGGGGATAACTTGCGACCAGTTTGATGTTCTAAAATCTCAACTGCTCCTCTTAAAGAGAAAGCTCCAGATTTAACACCATCCTTCATTTCTGATAATGCTGATATTTCTTTATCAACTTTCTCTAATGTTTTGTTATCCGCAGATAACTTATAACCAAAAGGTATAGTAGAACTATTCCTTCTTATCATCTATTATTTCAACCTCTTCTGCTTCACCATCAATTAAAGTTTTCTTTTCAGGTAACAGAAAAATCCCACTTGTAGCAGTATGCGTTACATCTAGCTTATCACGTTTGGCAACACCCACTCTGTCTAATAAGGTTTGGGCTGCTTGAAGTTTTGCATTGACTTGCGGTATTGGGTCATCACTATTAAGTATCTCAACTAATTTCTGAGAAGCTTGTGGTGCTGACTTTGCTAAAATCTTTGTGGCGACATCTACAATTTCATCTTTCAAACTATTAATGACATTGTAGTATGAAGTCTCTTTATACCCTGCAATATTCAAAGCTTTGTTTATATCTCCTTTAGCTGATGTTGCAAGAACTGAAAGAAAGGTTTGTTGTTGTTCTGTCAATTTCCTTTTATTATCTAATGATGGTAGAAAACTTGTACTCATATAAATTATTATAACAAGTTTACATCTAGTTGACAACACGATTTATAATTTATTTCTGGTAGACGTTGACAAATGTAAATATCGTGTGTATACTAAGGTAACACCTCTCCAGGGGTTGAAGCATCTAAGAGACTCTCTGGGACAGTCCAGCAATATAGCTCAGTCTACAAAAGCAGGGCGAGACTATCTAGTTTACACCTAAACTACCTAAAAATGTATATGAAGTATATACATAC